TTCCAGCCAGTCGCATAGCCGTTGTGGTTCCTGACGCGCGGTTTCGGGTATTGCACCCAGGAAATCCGGTCAGCCAGCCATTCGTGCGTGCGGTAGATGAACCTCATGCCAGTTCCAGGTTCGAGAGGGTGATCACATTGGCGCCGCCCTTTACTCGAAGAATGATTTGCTCCCCGATATATGCGCCGCTTTCCAACTCGCACTGCGGGAATGCCCGTTGCCAAAAATCGAGTTGATCTTCGGCCATTGATCGAGGCCAATCCCAAGGGGGATTGCGATATTGGCGCTCCATTTGATCAAAGAATTCGGCGATTTCCATCGTTCCTCCGTGCTAAGTACTTGAGTGTAATCCAAAAATGATTGACGTCTATGCGATCGGCGCCACGCTCAAGCTCAATGACCTGGTAACGCCGCAACTGCTCAAGTTGTCGGAACAGTTTGAAAGGGTTGACGTACTCGCTGCGGGCGTCACCCGTCAACTGAAGGCGATGGGCACCGAAGTCGCTGGCATCAAAGGCCTGATTGTGGCCTCTGCCAAGCTCGATGCGGGCCTGAAGGGTGTCGGTGATCAGGCAATCGTCGCAGAAAAGCGGCTTCGTGGCATCAATGGTGCTATCCCGACCGCAGGCATTGGGCTTGAACGGGAACTGAACCGCGCCAATCTTGAAGCGGATCTGCTCGAAAAGAAATTGCTTGGAATGCGCGCACTCGGTCGCGTTCCGGGCGGTGGCGGGAATGGTGTTCCACCTCTCATTCCTGGTGCCGGCGGGAGCGGCGGTCGTCACGGCGGTGGACGAATCCACGGTGGCAACCTGCACATGGGCAACCATGGCGTAGGCATTGGCGGTATCGGTGTCGGCCTGATGGATGACGCACTTATCCCGCTGGGCGCCGCGATGGTGGCCGGGTATGTCGGGCATAAGTTCTACGAAGGCGCCAAGGACTATCAGGACGCCACAATGCGCTTCAAGGCGCTGGGTCTTGGTGATGCGGTCAACGAAGAAGCCGATAAATTTGCCAGGGCGACCCAGGCATACGGCGTATCGCAGACCGAACTGATGAGCGCAATGGCCGAATCGGCCGGCCTCTTCAATTCGTTTGACGAGGTGAAGCGTTTTACACCTCAGGTAGTGACGCTCGGCAAGGCAAATGCTGCGATTTACGGCAGCAAGGTCGGTGAACTGGATGACGAAGGCCTGAAAAGCCTGATGAAGTTCATCGACCGGCGCGGTGGGACGAAAGACGATGCGTCATTTGCCCGCAATCTGGACCTCGCCGAAAAGCTCGTCACCGGTTCGGGCGGTTTCCTGAAGTTTCAGGACCTCGGCAACTTCTCGCAGCAGGGCGGTACAGCTTTCCGCAGTTTGTCTGATGAAGGCCTCCAGCACATGGAAGGCCTGATGATCGAGCAGGGGGGATCGAAAGCCGCCGTCGCCATGATGAGCATCTACCAGAACCTGGTCGCCGGCCGTACGCCGAAGAAGACCATGGGCCTGCTGCAAGACCTTGGCCTGGCGACCTTGCAGATGCAGACGCATGGCGAGATCAATGGCAAGCCGATGAAGTCGCTGATTATGAGTGACATCAAGGATAGCGCCCTGCTCCAGTCCGACCCCGCACGGTGGATGAATGACGTCCTGCTGCCCGCGCTGGCGAAGAAAGGCATTACCTCGCAGGCTGCAATCCTGAAGGCCGTCAATGACGTGCTGTCGAACCGCAATGCGTCGAATCAGGCGTCGATCATGACGACCCAGCAATTCCAGTTGGTGCGGGACTACAAGCTCGCCAAGGGAGCGATGGGCGCCGATCAGGTCACGAACATGTACAAAGGTTCTGCCGGTGGTGCAGAAGACGACTTTACCGCGGCGTGGACGGACTTCAAGAACCAGTTCGGCAAGACCATGTTGCCGGCGATCACGAACATGCTGAAGGAAGGCGCAGACATCCTGCGCACGATCGCAGCAGCATCCAATACCGCTCCGGTTCAGACCGCATCGAATGCCACAAGCAGCGTGCTCCATGCGTTCGCTTGGCCGTACCGCGCGATCAGTTCGATGTTTGGTGGTGGTGACAAAGGGCATGCGAGCACGTCTGTCGCTGGCGGTTCGGGTGGCGCAAGTGGCCCAGTCCATACCACGATCAATCTTGATGGCAGGAAGATCGCCACCGCCGTTTCGCCATACTTCGCCGGCCCGCTCGGCTCCGGTATGTACATCGGCGGCGTCGACAACAACGTTTCACTCCCCATGCCGGCCCTGAAATGAGCGACATCACCCTCGTCCTTGGAGACTTCACGTTTCAGGATATCGAGATACCGGAAGTCATCGGGTTTGGCGGGGATCAGCGACTTTCGATCAAGAAACTGGTTGGCGGTGTACGTGTCATCGATGCGATGGGCAGCGATCCGCGCCCGCTGGAGTGGTCCGGTTACTTTTTCCCAACGCAGGACGGTCAGTCGGCGCTCGACCGCGCGCTGACGCTCTCGCAAATGAAGGACGCGGCGCAACCGGTCGCGCTGTCGTGGGATGAACTGTATCTGATGGTCTACATCAGGTCGTTCGAGCCGGATTACCGCTTTGCCCGCATTCCGTACAAGATCGTCTGCGAGGTGCTTCAGGATCTGACGGCGCCGGTCTATGCCGATGCCGGTCCTGACGCTGACGACCTGATCAATGGCGATCTGGACTCGGCCAATACCCTCACATCAGCAACCGGAGACAGTACGCTTTCCGGCCTGATGAGCACGGTTTCATCGGCAGTCTCGATCGTGAAAACGTTCGTGGGTGCCTCGTTGAGTACGGTTGCCTCGGTATTGGGTCCGATCCATCAGGCGGTCTCGTACGTTGAGTCGCAGATTGGCTCTGTCGACAACATTCTGGCGAGCGTCGGTGTTCCGGCCGGCGTTCTCCCATCCGTGCCGGTCCTGCAAAACGTGGGCGTGTTCACATCGATTCTTAACGCGACCACATTGCAGGTCCAGTACACGCAGATTGGCGCCCTCCTGGGCCGGATGCAGACGAACCTCGGTCAGATCAATTCGAGTGGCCGAGTAATCACGGTCGGCGGCGGAAACCTGTTCGATATCGCCTCGAAAGAGTATGGCGACCCTAGCGCGTGGACGCAGATTGCGCAGGCCAACAACCTCAGTGATCCGACGCTGACCGGCGTCAACACCCTGATCATCCCGCCGTATAACAACGGCACTTCTGGCGGCGTCCTTTCCTCATGACGGCTTTCCTCGCACCGGTTGGCCGTCAGCCGCGGGGCGCAGTCAAATTGAATGGCGAACTGATTACTGGTTGGGTGGATTTCGATCTGACCAATACCTCCTTCTTCAGCGCCGACACGTTCCGCTGCAAGTTTGCCGGCGCACTTCTGCCGACAGACCGCAATGCCATCTGGTTTTCGAACCAGCAGGACATGTTTATCGAGCTGTTCATTGGTTTCCCACAGAACCCGAATGCTTACTCAGCCTCGGACCTGCAAAGTTGGATATACGGCCAGGTCGACAACATCGATGTCAACCCAATTACAAACGTGATTGAGGTGGATGGACGGGATCTGACGCGTGTCTTCATCGATACGAAGACGACGCAGAAGTGGCCGAACCAGACATCGAGCCAGATTGCGACTCAACTAGCCCAGGCGCATGGCCTGACGCCGGTTGTCACAGCAACGACGATGAAGGTTGGGAAGTACTACGAAATCGATCACGTCAACATGAGTGATGAGCGGTCGGAATGGGACATCCTGAACTATCTGGCCGATCAGGAAGGGTTCAAGGTGTGGGTGAGGGGTCAATCGCTCTACTTCCAACCGCCTCCCGACCCGGCCACGACGACGCCTTACCCGATCGTCTATCAGGTGGCGACAACCAGCGCGGGGCCGAAAGCGAATTTCGAAAACCTGCAGATGAAGCGGGCCTTGACTGTTTCCCGCGGCATTCAGGTCAAGATCCGGAGCTGGAACAAGAAGTACGCCAAGGGCTTTACGGTCTCCTACCCGTCGAATGTCAAGACGATCAAGGTCGGATCCTCATCAGTGGGTGCGGGTGGCCAGATTTACTCCAAGACGATCGCGAACCTGACGCAGGACCAGGCATTGCAATACGCGCAGAACTGGTATCAGCAACTCGTCGCCCATGAGATGAAGCTGGAAAATCTCGAGATGCCGGGTGACAACAACCTCGACATCACATCGATCATCCAGTTTTCCGGCACTGGTACAGCCTTCGATCAGCAGTACTTCCCCGACAGCATCCATCGCACCATGAGTTTCGACGGCGGTTATGAGATGACTGTTGGTGCCAAGAATCACGCACCGGACTCGCAGGTAACGCTATGAGCATGGCCAAACTGGCGAACGCGATCCGTCAGCAGGCGCGCACATCGCAGGCTGAATTCACGACGCCCAGGCTTGCGACGATCAGCAGTTACGACGCATCGAACCATGCGGTCAAGGTCATCGTCCAGCCGGTCGATCCGGAACTGGGCGAGCAGGAGTCTAACTGGATGCCGCTCGGTACAATCGGGATCGGTAACGGATGGGGTGTTGCGGTCGGCCCGCAGATCAACGATCAGGTGCTTGTCGTCTACGAAAACGGGGACTTCAGCAGCGGAACCATCGTCGCACGCGTGTTTTCGGTGGCGCAGCAGGCTATTGCGGTACCTTCTGGCGAGATTTGGGCGGTGCATCAGCAGGGGCAGTTCCTGAAACTGACCAACGACGGGAAGGTCACGCTCAACGACAAAGCTGGTTCCACAGTCGTCATGAATGGCGATGGTACGGGCACGGCGACATTTGCCAGCGGACTGACGATCGACGCCAACACGACCATCAACGGGACGCTGACGGTGACGGAAACGATCACTGGTGAGGCTGGCATCACGATCACCGGTACGAATCCTAGCGGCAACGCCTCGAACATCACCGGCACTTTCAATATCAACGGCAACATCGCTTCGACGGGATCGATCACAAACAACGGTCACCGCGTCGACAGCACTCACCAGCACGTCAACTCTGGCGGCTCTGGACTCGGCGGCGTACCGCAATGACCATCGATTGCTTTCACTATTTCGGAAACGATTTGTCCGTCTCTGCCTCGGGCGACCTATTGCTTGCCGATCAGCCAACAACCGGCACGCAGCGCGTCTATCGGCGCCTGCTGACCAATCCTCAGCTCTCAGACGCGAGCGGCAATCCAGTCGCGTCAGCCGACTACACCTGGCATCCGACCTATGGGGCTGGCGTGCCGCGCAAGGTCGGCTCACCCGGGAACGTCCCAGCGACCCGCGCACTGATCAAAGGCCAGATGCTGCTTGAATCTGCGGTTGCTGCTCAACCCGCTCCAGTCATCACCCTGACGCAAACGAATAACGCGGTCAGCGCAGTGATCCAGTACACGGACGCCAATACGGCGACGCCGCAGTTTGTGAGCTTCGATACGAGTCAGGAACCATAAGTGGCGAATCTCAATACACAATCGTTCGGCTCGATCATTTCGAACTGGGCGACGGCAGTGCAAGGTGCTGCGTCGTCATTGGTCGACTTCAGCGTAGGGTCGATACTGCTTGCTCTCGGCGAAGCCATGGGAGGCGTCGCGCTCTGGCTGCAAGGGCTGATTCTTCAGGTCGCAGCGCTCACGCGTGCGGCGACGTCAAGCGAAACGGATCTCGATTCGTGGTTTGCGCAGTTCGGATTCTCGCGCCTACCCGCAGTTGCTGCCACAACGCAAGAGACGTTTGGACGGTTCACGCCGACGAATGCAGCATTGGTCCCGGTCGGTGCCAACGTTACATCGTCCGATGGCTCAGTGATATTCACGACCATCGTAGACACCACGAATACCGCATACAGCGCGGCTCAAGGTGGCTATGTCATCCCCGCTGGTCAGGCGAGTGTCAATGCGACAGTCCAATGTACGGTCGCCGGCACTATCGGCAATGTCGTTGCCGGCGCACTGAACACACTAGGAACTGCGATCCCGGGCATCGATTTCGTATCGAACGGTTCGACGGTCCAGAACGGCGTCGCCGCCGAAACTGATACTGCCGCGCGCGCGCGTTTCGTGCTGTTTATCGCAAGCCTCGAAGCCGCCACCCTTCTCGCGGTGATGAATGCCATCGAGAGCGTGCAGCAAGACATGACCGGCATCATTGCTGAGAACCAGCAGTACAACGGTCAGGCACAAAACGGGTACTTCACGGTCGTTGCTAACGACGGCAGCGGTAATCTGAATTCGACCGAACAGACCAACGTCGAGAATGTCGTCGAGGCAGTTCGCCCGCTGTGTTCGACGTACAGCGTACATGCGCCCGTGCCGGAAACAACCACCGTCTCTATGAGCGTGACGCCCGCCTCGTTGGCGTCGGCAGTTCAGGCCGCACTAATCGCCTACATCAACGGCATAGAAACCACTGCGAGCGGCGCAACGCTGCCGTACACGAGTCTTTCCGCCCAAGCCTATGGCGTGACAGGCGTGACGAACGTCGCGGCGGGGTTTCTGCTGAATGGCGGTACCGCTGACGTATCGATTCCCTATACGCAAGTCTTTAGTGCAACAACTGGCAGCGTGACGGTGACCTGATATGACGGGAGATCAAGGCGATATCGAATCACGCATCGAGACTTACCTCCCGCGGGGCTGGTTTGGCGATCTCACGCAGGCCCCGATCATTGGCGGCCTGATTGCCGGGATGGCCTCTGTTTTCGCGGTGATGTACCTGCTGATCATGTTTTTCTGGGCGCAGACGCGTCTGGATACATCAAGCGGTGGCTGGATCGATATCTGGGCGTATGACTTTCTCGGCAATAGTCTGCCGCGCAAGCCTAACGAGTCCGACGCGAGTTATATCGCGCGCATCAAGATTGCGATCTTTCAGCCCAAGGCCACGCGTCCAGCGATGTTCCAGACGCTGACGCAGTTGACGGGTCGGGCGCCAATCATTTTCGAGCCGGCGCGACCATTCGACACCGGATGCATGGGCGCAAATACCGGCGTCGCGAGTTTCTGCGGCGTATCTCGTATGGGCTCAATTGCCGCGCCGTTCACATGCCTGATTACTGCGTTCCGGCCTCTCGTTAGCGGAGGGTCTGCGGGCGCCGCGTACTGCAATGCGGCAGTCTGGTCTGCGTTGGCCACGCCGCTTTCGCACGGATACACGGGCTCTCTTTCCCAGGAGACCACCGCTGCGTCTGACGCCGACATCTTTGCGGCAATCAACGCATGCCGCCCGATCGCGACAAACATCGGCGTCGCAATCTCGAACTAATCGCAACACCAATCCATTGAAGGGCCGCCACTGCGCGGCCCTTTTCATTTGTCCGGAGCATTCATGCGTCGAATCGAAACGTACGTGGGCCAACAGGTGTACGAGTGGGCGTTCTCCGCTCAGGCCCAGTACACCATGACGGGCATTGCCAAGGTATGCTCTGCACTCTTTGGCGTTGGCGGCACGGTGAACGGTCTTGCCTGTACGCCGACTGGCCCTGCTACGATGGCCGTTCAACTCGGTGCGGGTGAGGTGTACCAGATTGAGCCGCTCGAGGCGACCGCTTGCGGCACGCTCCCCCAAAACACCTCAAGCAGTATCCTCAAGCAGGGTATCCAGCTCGGCACGGTCACGACTGCAACATTCGCCGCCCCGACGACCAGCGGCCAGTCGATAGCATATTTGATCGAAACGCAGTACCAAGATTCGGACATCAGTCTGGATCCGACTACGGGCAATTCGCCGGTCGTGCTGCAGTTCTTCAATAGCACCAACCCGACTTCGCCCTGGTCCGGCCCGAACAACAGCGGATCGACGTCGAACACGTTCCGTGATGGCGTTGTTGCCTATCAGATCAAGGCGGGCACTGCGGCCACGACCGGCAGCCAGGTCACTCCGTCACCCGACACCGGCTGGATCGGTATCTGGGTCGTCACGGTGCCGTTTGGCGCCACGTCGCTGACCTCCAGCAACATCGCCCAATACACGGGCTCGCCGATCCTGCCTAACGGCATCCTGCAATCTATCCTGACGAGCAACCTGACGTACGGGGTCGACAACGGCAGCGCGAACACGTATCAGGCCACCTTCC